GATGAGTTTTGGGTTGATGAGCCTTATAAATCCTACTACGGTTACGGGTGGATGAGAAGATACAGAGAAAAGTTAATGGAACATGTTTCACATTTAGGGGATATGGAAATTTGTATCGCGAGAGGTACCGCAATATTCGGGCCTTATGACAACTTTGATTTGAAAACTTGTCACGTGGTTCCTGCATTAATCAAAAGATTATTAAGTGGGGAAGACCCTTTTGTTGTGTGGGGTTCACCTGATGTTGTAAGAGATTTTCTTTATGTTAAGGATGTGGTTAAAGGTGGTCTTTTAATTCTTGAAAAAGGGGAATCTATGAGACCTTACAATTTAGGATATGGGGGTGGAATAACTATTGGTGAGATTGTGGATACAATAGTAAAGGTGAGCAAATTAAGTCCAAAAATTACATGGGACGATTCGAAACCTACAACTATACCATTTAGGGCCGTAAGTACCGACCGAATAACTATAGAACTTGGATTCTCTCCAACTTATTCTTTTGAAGAAGGTATAGAAGAGACAATTAAATGGTATATAGACCATGATTGATTATAGATTTCAAAAAAATGTCTTACTTATTAATCCCAGTTCCGATTCTAAAAATATTAGGGACATTGCTAACCTTATTGATGAAATAAAACCTGCTAGTCATGCAATAATTTGGCAACCTTGGGAGGCCTTTGATGAAAGATTCGAAGAGTATCTTAATTACAATTATATTAAGAACCTCAATCATTCAGAAGAATTTCAATATTTTGAAGATACGTTGGTAAAAAATAACGTTAAGTGTTATTTACTTGTTGGGTGTGATTATAGTGATGGATATTCAAATATTAAAACAAATCCACTAAAAAACTTTGAAGTTTTATTTTGGCCCACAGCGTTACTTCATTACACATTTTATGGAATGGTTAATTTTTATGGTAAAAACCCTTCGGAGTTGATTAATCCATATAGACCAATCGATAAACTTTATTTGAACCTGAACGGTCATGAAAGGAATCACCGGTGTATGTTGATGGATTATTTGTGTAAATTCGATTTATTTCATTATGGGATTAATACATGGCAGAATGTGGAATCTCAGACTTGGAATTTTAAGTATTTTACACCGCAAAAATTGTCATTTGACGACTTTAATGACAAACCGAATCATGTGCCACAAAGAGTTTTTTCAGAAAAACTAATCAATGCTCCCAATTTAATCGATGTTGTTGGTGAGACAGCTCCGAGTATTAGTTATGACTATGCATTCCCTGAATTAAATAAAGATTTTATATTTCATACTGAAAAAACTTTTAGAAGTATCTTATTCGGTAAAATTTTTTTGGTTTTAGGTAATAAAGGGCAAAACACAAATTTATTAAAATATAAGTTTGGGTTGTATGATAACATATTTGACTATCAATTTGATAAAACGGATTTTTTTTCTTTAAGGTGTATTGGGATTATTGATAATCTTTATTCGATAAAAAATAAAAATTTTGGGGAAGTCCGAGATAGTCTAATGGGTTTATCACGGGCAAATATTGACACCGCAACCGCAATTGTTTATAATGATGAGTATATTCCAATTGAATTAAAAACTATTATCGAAGAAAATAAAGATGAATATAAAATATTACTTAGGGACTTTGATTGTAGTTATTCAGGTTCATTTGGATTACCAGATAAATGGAGTTTAACTGAAAAAATTTTCAAAGAAATATATCAATGAATGTATTAATTACAGGTGTATTAGGGATGGTTGGATCTCATATGGTTGATTTTCTTTTGGAAAAACCAAATATAAAAATATATGGATTTTGTCGATGGAATGAGTCTATGGATAACATAGAACATTTGACAGATATTATTAATACTGGTAATAGAATTAAATTAATCTATGGAGATTTGAATGATTTTAGTTCTATTGTTAACGCGATTGATATATCTAAACCCGACTATGTTTTTCATCTTGGGGCACAATCTTATCCTCAAACAAGTTTTGATTCTCCAATCGAAACATTACAAACAAATATCATCGGTACTGCTAATCTATTAGAAGCATTAAGAAAGTCTCCATATAGAGACGCAATGATTCATGTTTGTGCTTCGAGTGAAATATTTGGGAGGGTTAGTAAAGATAAATTACCTATTAATGAAGAGTGTTCATTACATCCTGCATCCCCATATGCAATTTCTAAAGTCGGAACTGATTTGATTGGTAGATACTATGGTGAAGCCTACAAAATGAATGTAATGACAACTAGAATGTTTACACATACAGGTCCGAGGAGAGGTGATGTATTTCATGAATCTACATTTGCGAAACAAATTGCAATGATAGAGTATGGATTACAGGAACCAAAAATATTTGTTGGTAATTTGGATTCACTTAGAACATATGCCGACGTACGAGATGCGGTTAAAGCGTATTGGATGTTATTGACTATCAATCCGTCTCCTGGTGAATATTATAACATTGGAGGGGATTACACTTGTAAAGTTGAAGATACTTTGAAATATCTTATATCCAAATCATTCATGAAAGATGAAATTGAAATTGTTGTTGACCCAAATAGATTAAGACCGATAGATGCGGACTTACAAATACCTGACACAACTAAATTCAAAGAATTGACTGGATGGGAACCAAAGATTCCTTTTAATAAAACAATGGACGACCTATTGGATTATTGGAGAGATAGAATAAATAAAGGTCGTAAATTTCTAAATAGATAAAATGGAGAAAAGAAAATACTTACCCACACTAGCGGAGTTAATTGACAGAATGAGTATTTCGCAACTAAAAGAAGTTTTTATTCCTGAACACAAAGAGGAATATGGTCAAGAGATTAGAGATATTAAACATGATATTGATTTGATACTTCAAGAAAATAAAGGAATCGTTGATGCTGAGACGATTCGAGCGATTGTTGTTTTATCACAAACAAACTTACACATTTGGCACAATGAGTCCAATTACCGTAAAGGTATCAAGGAGGGTAACAACTTGGAGTTGACTCATGGATTAAATGGTGTACGAAATACTGCTAAAAATAAAATACAAGAAATTGTAGGTGGTAGAAAAGACTATAAAACAGATTGCTTGGCTGCGGAGTTCAAGGATTGGGGAATTAGTTGGGAATAACTTGAAGCTATATGATAGATAAAGTCAGATATGAACTAAGTGAAAAAGGTTATTCGATAATCGATAATTTTTTACCTAATGACTATGCTAACGAAATAAGTAATCTATTCAATAATACCGATAGTTGGGAAAAAATTTTACAAGAAAGAGAATCACATTACTCACACGTCTTCAAAACAAAATCATCCACTTTACCTGGTGAATCAGAATTATATACCTCGAGTTTTAATAGGTCTACAACTTTAGAAAAGGATGATTACATCTTAAAAATATTTGATGACTATTTTACGGATTTTCTTGAAAAAATATCTCCATTTGATTTGAGTGAATTTGATATAAGGTGTTATAAATTGGATAGTGGAGACCATTATAGGTTACACATGGATGATTACGCTGGTAAAGTTAATTTGATATATTATGTAAACAAAGAATGGATTTGGGATTGGGGTGGTATTCTTAATATTTGTTCAGAAGAGGACGAAGAGTTCAATGAACAAATATTTCCTAAGTTCAATAGAGTTGTATTATTGAATAATAAAGTTTTCAGACAACCACACTTTGTGAGTTCGGTCGAAAGTTATGCAAAAACACCAAGATTCAGTATAGTGTCCTTTAATAAGTAATTTTTATAATTAAGATGATAAAAAATTTAGACCAATATCCAATAGTTAGAGAACATAATTGGAATGAAGAAGAACTTATTCACTTTGAAAATAAGATAGTTGAAAGTTGGGAGGCTGGTAAAATAAAAGGACCTGTCCATTTAAGTGGTGGAAATGAAAAACATCTTATTGAAATCTTCAAAAGAATTTCAGAGAATGATTGGGTATTTTCTACATGGAGGTCTCATTATCATGCTTTACTTAAAGGAGTATCACCTAATTGGTTAGAGTCAGAAATTTTGGATGGAAGGTCAATTAGCGTCATCAATAAAGAAAAAAAATTCTACAGTTCTGCTATTGTTGGTGGTATAATACCAATTGCAACTGGAGTTGCAATATCAAACAAACGTGATAATAAAAATGAAATTGTTTGGTGTTTCATCGGGGATATGACTTTTGAGACTGGTACCTTTATGGAAAATTATAAGTATATAAAAAACTTTGATTTACCTGTTAGATTTGTTGTTGAAGACAACGGAGTATCTACTAACACACCAACAATAGAAACGTGGGGAAATAAGGGGGTAATCCCAAGTGATGTAGTTTATTATGAGTATGAAAAACAATGGCCACATTATGGTACAGGTAAATGGGTTGTATTTTAATTAAAAGTTATGGGACATTTGAATTTGTTATTTGATAGTGAAGTTGAGAATGAGAAAGACCACATTTTCAACACATTGACTGCTAATAAAGTTGATGGTATAAAAATGATAGACATCAATCATATTGAAGTCGATTCAACTCAAAAATATTATTCTTTTACGATATCAGGAACTTATATGGTAAGTTATAATTCATTTCCCGCATCATCAAAAGTGAAGTCTTTATTGAAATCATATCAGAATTGTTATTTAATCATTTTGGCTGAGCACGAATCTGACAATGGAGATATTATTAGACTAATTGAAAAGTATTGTGACGAAGAGTCTATCAATCCAAACCAAATTATTGCGATTAATGGTAACCAAAAATTACAAAAGATAATCAATCAATCAAATACTAAAGTTGTTGGCCACACATCTAATAGATTGCCTTATGTTGCGGTTGAAGGGATGACTTCATTCAAATATGAATTTCAAAAAGAGAAGGAATCTTTTTTTATGTGTTATAACAGAATGTTGAAACCACATAGAATGTCTTTACTGGCATTATTGAAACGGGAGGGTATACTAGATGATATTGATTGGACATTATTGAGAGGTAATGAATTGAATGAACGATTTTCTGACCCTGACGGAACTCCATCGTATAATTTATTTTTTGAAGTGTTTGATAGAAATGATTTTCAAGAATATTATGATGAAATATTATATCTTCAAAAGGTAGGTGTTAAAAAAAGTAAGTTTGAAGAAAACTATAGAGTTGACCAACCACCTTATTTTATTGATTTCTATAAAACATATGAAATGAATCCTTACAGAAACTCATATGTTAATATTGTAACTGAGACTGGATATATATCGACTGATGTAATTCACATAACAGAGAAATCGTTAATGCCAATATATTATTCACAAATTCCTTTGATTCTGGCAAATTTTGAACATAACAAATACTTGAAAGAAAGATATGGTTTTGATTTGTTTGAGGATATTATTGACTATTCTTATGATAATGAAGAAGACCCGAGAAAACGACTTTTTATGTTTGTTGATGAAGTAAAAAGGTTGAATACTATAAAAGATGAGATAGTTAATTTCTATAAAAATAATCAAGAAAGATTTGAAAACAATAAAGTCAAAGTTACAAGTATATTACAAGACGACACTGATTACAAATTTTTCAAAAGTTTAATATAATGATGTACAAAGATTCATTGACAAATATGATGGCCAAATTAGGAGAAATGGATAATACCGTTTTTCTTGGTCAACAGATTTTATTTCCAGGAAACCCTATGAGTGGGACATTGATTAATGTTCCAAAAGAAAAAATGATTGAATTACCTGTAATGGAAGATTCTCAAATGGGAATGTCTTTAGGTATGGCAATGGCTGGAAAATTTGTTATAACATTTTATCCAAGATGGGATTTTTTGATTTGTGCTGCGAATCAATTAGTCAATCATGTTGATAAAATTGAATTAATGAGTAATGGCCAGTGGAGGCCAAATATGATTATTAGAGTTGCTAAAGGTTCGGAAATACCTTTGAATCCTGGTCCACAACATAGAGGAAATTATTTCAATGAATTTCAATCGATAACACAGACAATTAAATTTTTTGACTGTCTTACCGTTGATGATATTGAAAACGCATATAACCATGCAATAAATGAGGGTGGGATAACCCTGATTAATGAATATCCCGAAAAATATAATATATAATGTATGTATTAGGAATCTCGTCGTTTTATCACGATTCTTCAGCATGTTTATTCAAAGACGGGGAATTAGTTTTTGCTTGCGAAGAAGAAAAATTCACAGGTATCAAACACGATAGTTCTTTCCCTTGTAGGACGATTGAATATATCTTCGAACATTATAACATTACTTATGATGACATTCATATGGTTTGTTACTACGAAGATTTGAATTTGAAACTCAAAAGAGTTCTGAATAATATAAAGAAACATTTCATTACGTCACCAAAATATTCAATTACTTCCTTATTCAAAATATTAAAAAATATATATGAGGTAAAAAGACATTTGAGACCATTCAAAGGAAGAGTGTTTTATTCTGAACACCATTTAGCACATCAATATTATTCATTTTTTACTTCAGACTTTGAAACTGCGATTTGTTTATCTATTGATGGTGTAGGAGAAATTGATACTCTGTCTATTGGGTTAGCCGATGACGAGGGAATAGAGTACCATAAGCTAGGAACATATCCTCACTCGTTAGGACTTTATTATTCAACAATGACATCATTTTTGGGGTTCAAACCAAATGAAGGAGAATATAAATTAATGGGTTTGGCATCTTATGGTGACTCACAAGATTATATCGATAAGGTTAGAAGTTTAATTGAATTCAAAAATGGGCAATTAAATTGTGACATGAATGTCTTTTGTTGGGACAGATCGAATAGACTGATGTTCGATGAAAAGTTACCAGAGTTATTGGGAGTGACACCAAGGTTAGTCGAAGAGGAAATTACCTCTGTTCACCAAAATTTAGCCGCCGCGGTTCAACTAAGATACGAAGAAGTTCTATTTGATATTATCAAAAGTTTGAAAAACGAGGGTAGTACCAATCTATGTTTGGGAGGTGGTTCGGCTTATAATGGAACCGCAAATGGGAAAATAGTGCCCAATTCTGACTTTGAAAAAATATGGATACCAGTCGCTCCATCAGATGCTGGTTCATGTGTTGGGGCTTGTGTTCATTATCTTGTAAAAAATAAAAAACTCAAAAATAGGGTGACAAAAAATCCTTTTTTGGGTCCGAAGTATGATATTGAAAATTACTTGAGAAATCTTGGGAATTTCAACATTATTGAAGTAACAAATCAAGATTATTTGTTAAAATCAGTAGCGGAAAAAATTAATCAAGGTAAAGTTGTTGGATGGTATCGAGACAGGATTGAGTTTGGAGCAAGAGCATTGGGTCACCGATCTATCTTGGCGAATCCAACTATACCTGGTATGAAGTCAAGAATTAACAAATTAATCAAAAAGAGGGAAGGTTTTAGGCCATTCGCTCCAATGGTTACCAAAGAAAAACAAAATGATTTTTTTCATGTAATCGATGATGTCCCTTATATGAATCAAATTGTAAAAGTTAGAGAAGAATATGCCGACAAATTATCTGCGGTTGTTCACGTAGATGGGACTTCAAGGATTCAGACGGTATATAAAGGTACTGTTATTCATGATTTATTATTAGAATTTGAAAAATTGAGTGGGTTCCCTATAATACTGAATACATCCTTTAACATAAAAGATAAAACAATGGTACTTACCCCAATGGATGCAATTGAAACTTTCAAGGATACGGACTTGGATTTATTGGTAATAGATAATTATTTAATATACAAAACACTATGAAAAAGATTATTGATTGGTTTTTGAAAAAACTAAAAGAAAGAAAAAGAAAAAAAGAATTAAAGAAAAAAATTGAGGAGTTGAAAAAAAGAGACCCATTCATTTATAATCATTAAATTTGATTTTTAATCAAAATATTTTATTATTTAAGAAATGGTTTGTTTTTCTAAAGAAGAGTGTGATAAGATAATAAATTTAACCTTGGAAATTGAGGGTACTCACAGAGATGTGAATAGTAAAACCGTTGAAAGGCCGAGGGAAAAAATATCTTATACTTATTACAACATTTATAGAAATGAGTCAATGAAATGGATATTCGATAAAATTACTGAGTATTTGTTAGTAGACCAAAATGTCGAAATAACCAAACCCTTTGAAGTAATACATCTCCATAAATACCTATCAGGGAATGAGTTTGAAAGACATAGTGATATATACTATCCCAATCAGACATTGAATGTTGGAGTTTGTTTGAATGATAACTATGAGGGTGGGGATTTTATTTTGTATGGACCAAAAGAAATTATTCCAAAAAAAGCCGGAACAATATATTCGTTTAGAAATACAAGAGAACACGAAGTCACAAAAATTGAAAGTGGTATTCGGTATTCGTTAATAATATTTTTATATAAGGAAAATATAAAAAGTAGTGTTAGTTTAATATGAAGATAGGGATAACGGGACACAGTGATTCTTTGGGTAAAGGGATTTACGATTTTTTGAAAAAAAACCATGAAGTCTTTGGATTTTCAAGAAGTAATGGATATGATATTAAACAACATCAAGGTATATTGAACGAGGTTTTGGATTTAGATGTTTTTATAAACAATACTTATCATCCGAGTTATCAGCAAGTAATATTTGAAGAACTTTTCGATTTGTGGAAATATGAAAATAAAACAATTTTTAACGTGTTAACTTCTGCGATTTTTAACGATGGAAGTTTTGCAGATTATCGAGAAAATAAATTAAACTTACAAAAATCTACACTTGAAAGAATAAATTCAAATCTTGATAAGAAAGTGAGAATTGTTAATTTGTATCCAAATACATTGGAACATAACAAACGAGTAGGGTACAACAAAATTACTTTTTCTGAAGTATATCGGATAATTGAATTTCAATTATCTTTACCACAAAATTTAGAACTTACACATTTATGTATATCAAGGACAACTACCTTGAAAGATAAGACCCTTTTATGAATTTAATTGTTTGTGAAATAAAAGGTGCAATGAGATAAACAAATTAAATTTTCGTAAGATATTTAATATATAACCAAAAAAATATGAAAGGAACACTATTTTCCGCAGATTTTGTTAAAGACTCAAATGGCAATTTGAGATTATTAGAATTAAACACAGACACTGGCTTTCTTAACCAAGAATTAGTAAATTTTGATTTAAGTGGATTATTGTCTGTCTTGTCTTCGAATAACATAACGTCTTTAGACATTATTTATAAACCAATATTACATATTGATTTTGTAAATAAATTAGTCGATGAGGTAAACAATAATTTTACATCGATTTCCATCAATTTACATGATGAAAATATAAATTCTATATACCCTACTTCTGTAATTGATAACGGTAATAATTTCATATTGAGGTTAGCATATGATGAATCAGCAATTTTTGACAGTACATATTGTAAAAATAGATTGAATGTTTACAATTTATTTACTGATGATTCTATCACAGATTCTTGTGTCGGATATTACCATTCATCATCAATTGGCACTTATGATACTTTAACAAGAGAAGTAAATCCTTCCAATATTCCAGATGCAACAATAAAAGACATAAACGAAACATTCAATCCGATTAATTTTTTTAAGATTGATACCGAAAATGGGACTGTAGAAGAAAATTGGAATAACTTTATCCAAGACAATTCCAATGAAGATATATTAATTGAACAATACCATTTTCACTCATCAACAGTAGATGAAAATAATCACATTACTTCTGTTAGATTTTTTGCAATAGTATATGGCCCAAATCTGAACATTATCCCAATACACAGTTATAAGATAAGCACAATATTCGAGTTACCATCTTCGGTGGATTTAGAAGAGAGTTCTAATAAAATAAAGGATTACCATTTTTATGAATTTGCAACGAACTTCTTCAAAAATGATTCTGCAGGAATTTTGTCATCACACGAAGTAATGATGGAAGATAGAACTTGGAAGGAAATTTCTGAAATTCAAATTGGGGAATCAATACAATCTTATGTCATAAGTGGTTCGCCACAAAGTGAATCGGATTTGAATTCTTTTAATTGGAACTACGAAGGTAATGAATTTCCAACAGGTTCTTTTGAAACTGTATCTTCGGTTGTATTCAAGGAATCAAAGAATCTTAAATACAACTCTATGATGGAGATGATAGTCGATAATGATTCTCTTTTTTCAGGCCTAAATAAAAAATATTTAGTTTATGACAGCTTAACTAATAAAAGTAGTTATAAGTACATTTCAGACATCAATGCTGTCTCAGATTATTTGTATGATTTAAATGGAGAATTAATTCAAGTTGATGAACTCAATTTTTACATAGCATCAGAAAGTGGATTATCTTTTGTGGAACTTGATGTTGAAGATTCAGATACCTATATTATAAATGGTTCCACCGCATTCTACAGCATAGTTTCTCACAACTCACCTTGTTTTGTCGCTGGAACCAAAATTCAAATGGAAAATGGATTGACAAAAAATATTGAAGATGTTGAAGTAGGAGATTCAATCGTTTCATTCGACTTAAAAAACAATGAAACAAAAGTTAATAAGGTTTTAAATATTTTTTCCAAAAAAGTAGATAAAATTGTTATATATGAGTTTGACAATGGGGGAGTACTAAAATCTACTCTCGACCATCCAATTTATGTAAATGGAAAAGGATGGTCTTCTTACGACAATTTACTATCAAATACTTTATATACTTTAGAAAATCCAGTACAAAAAATTGAAATCGGAGATACTATAAAATTAATAAACAGTAATGCCATTTTAGAAAAAATGACTTTAGTAGATGAAGAAACTAAGGTTTTTAATTTATCTGAAATTGAAGTTAATCATAATTATTTTGCAAATGATGTTCTTGTTCATAATCGAAGATGTTTTGTAAAAGGTACGATGATTGAAATGTCTGACGGAAACCTCAAACCGATTGAAGAAGTAAAAGTGGGAGATTTGGTAATGTCTTACAATGAAATAATAAATGTAGTCGAAGAAATGGAGGTTACAGAAGTAAATTCACCGATACATGATGATTTAGTCAAATATACACTTTCCGATGGAACACAAATTATTTCAACATTTGACCATCCTTATTATGTTCAAGGGTTAAAACTTGCATCTTACAAACCAAAGTGGACAAACGAAAGATATGATACACTTATGGAAGTTTCACAAATAAATGTAGGGGATAAATTGATAAAACCTAACAGAGAAAATTTGGAAATCGTTTCTATTGAGGAATTGGAAAGAATAAACACTCAGACATACATAATTACAGTTGCTCAAAATCACAACTTTTATGCTAACGGAGTATTAGTACATAACAAATAAAATTAAAAACTATGGATATTTCTAAACACCCACAACTATACAAAAAAAAACCACTCAACCAAGTTAAAAACAGGACAACATCACAATTATCCAATACTGAGAAACAGAGAGTGGAGAATGTGATTGGTAAATTTTTTGAATTGTTTATAAATAAACATTCATAATGGATGCATACAATTACATAAAAAATTGTATTTTTGTAAAGTTAAAACCAAGTAGAATTTCAGGAGTAGGTGTTTTTGCTTTAAAAAACATCACTGAAGACACTTCTTTGTTCGAGTTATGGGAGGGAGAAACTGGATTTTATCCCATATCTCAAGAACAATTATTGGATTTAAACGATGAATTACGACAACACATTCAAGATTTGTTTTCTATATCTTCAGATTTTCCAGTGGACACAAACATTTATGTAAAACTCACCAATGGTTGCCATTGGATTTACACAAATCCATATTATTTTGTTAATAGTGGTTATTATGAAGGTAAAAGTAATATTGACAAAAATACCATGAAATCAATTAGAAATATCAAAAAGGGGGAGGAAATTCTTAGTAACTATCAGAGATACGAAAAATTTGACAAAAATATAATATGATTCAAGAATTAGAATTATCTGCAGGGTTTACTATACATAGAGGGTACGATAATGAATTTAATGAAATAAAAGACGAGTGTATAAAATATACAAAATTGAATGATTCATTTGTGATATATTCTAAATCACAAACTAGAGACAACTCAATTTGGATCGAAATTAATGCCAAATGTTTTTTACAAATTAATAAAAAAATCAAAAATTATGTAGAAAGAATATCAAACAGAAAGTTTACTAATTACGCTGAACATTTTTGGATATATACTCAGACCAAAGGGTTTGATATGGAGTGGATGCATCAACACCTTTTAGTTCATCCACCTGGTAGGTCAAATATTAAGACAGATTTTACGTTCACATATTATTTACAAACACCAAAAGATATCAAAGGAGATGAGGGCCATATTGTTTTCGAGACTGAGGACAAAATAAAACATAAATTTTTACCTCAAGAGGGCGATTTTTTTATTTTTCCTGCAGACATAAGACATACTGCGATTCCCACACCTAATTCAGAATTAGATAGAATTGTATATGCGGGTAATTTTTGTTTAGATGTTGAAAACCAAGTAAAATATATAAGTAATACTATTTGATTAATATGATACATTTTTTAACAAATAAAGAGTGTGACTATATAATTGAATCTACATCTAATTCGGAATGGGAACATTACAACAAAGATTTTGAGTATTACCAAACTTTTATCCACATAGATTGGATATCTTACAAAATAAAAAAAATCATTGAGATTGAAAAAAAAATCAGTTTTTCTAATACACCATTAACTAAAGTAATAAAGTTAAAACCGTCGAATTCATTACCAACACATGTTCAACGATTCGAAAATAGTAACATAACTTTTACTACAGTATGTTTTTTGAATGATGATTTTAAGGGAGGAGACTATTATTTTAATAACAATCTTATGAAAATTGAAAAAGGATTCGGAGTAATCCATGATTTACATTCAACACAAAAAATAAAAGAAATTAAATTAAAAGATTGTTTTCTTTTATTCTCACACTTTGGAGAAATATCATCAAATAAACTTTTTTAATCAAATTATATGATAAAATATATAACTTCATTTTTGAATAAAGAAGAAATTGAATATTTTATTGAAATATTTCACAATGAGAATACGATATATCATAATGATAAAATATATAAATTTTATTATGTTGATTTAATCAATTGGGAATTAAAAGTTCAAAAATTTTTAGATTTTAATTTCAAAAAGTTCAGAATTCAAATGTTGAATGAAACAATCAAACAAATTGAATTACCACATAAACATGATAATCCATGGTCTTTTATTATTTTTCTAAATGAAAATTTTGAAGGGGGTGAAGTCATTTTTGAAGGTGTAGAGTATAAACCTAAAACAGGAGATATGATTTATTTTTCGGGAGAAGAATATCATAGGGTTAATAATTTTGTGGGGGATAGGTATACTTTAGTTGGATTCATGTATAATAACCCGTTAACAGTTAAAACTCTAAAAGATTTAATATGAAAAAAGTAGACTTTAACAATTATGTTTGTGGAGTACCTTTTGCGGCACTTGAAATTCATGAAAAGGATAGATTTCTATGTTGTGCGTCTTGGCTGAAAAAGTATTTACCACAACATACGTCTCCAAAAGATGCTTGGGAGTCATCTGAAGCAAACGAAATACGAGAATCTGTTATAGATGGGTCTTTTAGTCACTGTGATAAATCCCAATGTCCCTATTTACATCAACTCGAAAAATTTGGTGAGGTAGGAAATACAAGTACATTATATCATAAAAATAAAATTCCTGAAGATTTAAGTTCAAAAATAGAGTCATTCAAAAAAGGGATTTTATCCCCACCAACTACTATACAATTTTCATTTGATAGAACCTGTAATCTTAAGTGTCCATCGTGTCGTATAAACTTGATAGTTGAAAATTCCAAGGGAATAGAAAGAGTGAAAAAAACTATTGATGAGATTGAAACTCAATATGGGCAAACCACAAAAAGATTATACATTACTGGATCGGGTGACCCTTTCCTTTCTGTTGGATTTAGAGATTTTCTCAGAAACTTTGATTCTAACAAATGGCCAAATTTATCTCAAATACATCTTCACACCAATGCAACAAGATGGGACAGAAAAATGTGGGAATCAATGAACAAAGTTCACAAATATATTAAAACATGTGAAATTAGTATTGACGCAGCAACTAAAGATACCTATGAAAATAAAGTAAGAGTTGGTGGAAATTGGGATGAGTTGATTGAAAACCTTAAGTTTATTAATACTATAAGGGGTTTGAAAAATATTAAAACTTCGTTTGTTGTGCAACAAAAAAATTATAAAGAAATGAAAATGTTTTATGATTTAATGCTGTCAATTTTTGGAAAAAAAGTTAATGTTTTTTATGGCAAAATTAACAATTGGGGGACATTCAGTCATGAAGAGTATGAAGGTGAAAAAGTTTGGGATATTTCACATCCCAATTATGATGACTTTGTTCGAGAAGTTAATTCATTCATTCCCGCACAACAATGTTGGCATAATTTACAAGAATTTATTCTACAAAAACAAAATTTAATATAATGGATCAAAGATATTTCAAATCAGTTAATGGTCTTAAATATTGGACACCAGAGGAGTTTGAGATTTCAAGTTATAAGTGGAATTTATCTGAAAAAGTTAACCAGACATATAATACATCAGGATCAGATAAAACCCGGTCATGCACATATACTTATAATGAATTAGGGTTTAGAGGAGATTCAATACATAAAGATGGATTTAAGATAATGTCTATTGGAGACTCTAATACTGAAGGTGTTGGAGTTAATAATGATGAAACATGGTCTGCACAATTTTCTAAATTAATCACAAATGGAGTTGACCATAACTTTGGTATGGGAGGACGAAGTAATGATTTTATTGCAAGGTGCCTAATAACTTATTATGATTTTATAAAACCTGACTTAGTTTTAATTATGTATACTCAACCTCATAGAAGGGAACTCTATACCAAAGACGGAGGTTTAGAGCCATTCATGATAACTTCACAATGGGGATATACTGAGGAGACTGAAGACGGCCGGGAATTACAAAATAATTTGATTGCAATACAAAATGACTATGAAGATTTTATGAATTGGTATAAAAATCATCTTTTAATAAAATATTTTTTGGAGTCGAAAAAATGTAATTGGTTATGGAACGGATGGATGGGTATTCCAACATCATATAGTGAATTCAATAGATTTGATGGATTATATGATAATTTTTTAGATCGTGCGGTAGATGATATTCACACAGGCCCTATTCATAACAAAACTTATGCTAATACATTATTAAATCATATTCGTACAAATTTTAGAAGTTACTTGCCGAGTAGTTTAATCTAATCTCTATTGTCAATGTATATCATAATTTCGTTGTAATATGGAATAAAATCATCGTTCCATATTGACCACGTTATGTCGACACCATCAAAAGAAAATATTCTAAAATTTGGAAATACTCGTAAATAAACGTCTCTAAATAATCTAAATTTTTCTTTTAATTCGGGTGTACTTAAATGCCACTCTCCTGAAATTTTTTTAACATTGTTTTTTATCCAAAACAAATTTTCTAAAGTAAAAATATCATATTCGCCACTTTCACAATCACTTTTTAAGAAATCAATTTTTTTAATATTATAATCATTTATTACTTTGTTAAAAGTTGTTGAATATAGCTTATGACCACCTGATACGTCAAACACATCACTAAACTTAAACTCGCCCACCGTATTACTAATACCTTTGTTTATATGAGTGACATTTCCGTGTCTTGTGTTAAGAACTAATGTTTTGAATTCTTCATAACTTGGTTCGAAGGCAAATACTTGAGAAGGATTTTTATCTAAAATAGAGTATGTGAATGGGCCCAAACTTGCTCCAATATCAAATACTACGTCTCCTTCTTCTACTTGAACATGTCTTTCATATATTTTATCGAAAAAAATTTCTCTTTCTACTGTTTCTCGGAATCCATCATAACATTTTGGTTCCCAAACAAATTGGTCTAACTTCATTTTAATAAGGTTTGTATTTTATTTATCACCATTTCTGATGTTATTGATGTATGACATTCAAATTGTTGAGAAGTGCCTTTATGTACTGGACACCAATTCCAATCACCTTTGTCAAACTTGAAATTCGGATTATTCCAGCAACTGTTACATACACTCGGATTTGTAATTCGGGTACAATTTGTGGTAAATTCGTGGTCAGCTTCTGTAAAATTACTTATCATTACTACGTGTTTTCCGATTGCCCAAGACAACCAAGATAATCCACTTGATAGACCGATAAAAAATTCACTATGATGAATTACATTCATTGTATTTTCGATGGATGTATCTCCCAATCGTTCACAATTATCAAATGGGTTGATTTCTTTTGAAACATTGACAACTTTATATCCCAATGAATTTAGATGATTTATCAATTCTTGCCATCCCTCTTTAGTCCAAAATTTACAACCAGCGGTTGAATTCGTTGCAATCGTGATATAGTTCTCAGAATAAGGTCTTTCACCTATTTTGTAGTGAATTTTAGGTTTAATTTCACTGTAAGGAAGCCCTAATATATTTGTTGCAGCTTTTTGTAATGGAATTGTATTTGGGAGTTCTGGTTCTTTACTAATGTCCCAAAACCATCCAAGATTATATTGACCAAAAATATTGTGAACAATAGTTCCAGGTTGAACAAATTCTAATTCAGGATAAACTTCTTTGAATAAATGATTCCAATAAGTTGAAACAACTACATCACAATTATGTGTTTTTTTGAATTCTAAAACATATGGAATCCATGAAACAGTATCACCTAAAGATTTACTATCGAAGTTTATAAAAACTCTCTTACCTGAGTAATTCAAAGTTTCATCATAAATAACAATTCCATTTTCGTAAATTTTAGTATTCCATTTGGTAAAATATTTTCTATTCAGTTTTATCCAATGATTAGATTTTATTTTGTCATTATAATGACACACACCAACTTCATCAAAAAATTTCACCTCGAATTCACTTTCACTATCACCTAAAATTTCCAAAAAAGGTTCATTGATAAAAAATCTTTTAATTGCCACATTAGATTTTTTAACAATTTTTTTAGTTGGTTTTTGTGTTAATAAAAACTTATATAATTGATAGTGTTTCTCTGCGAATTCGTGAGTCATTCCATCCAAAACTCTGTAATTACGAGACGATGAAATCAATTTTTTTAGCGAACTTACGTTTGATGTAATATCGTCTACTAAAGGGCATATTAATCCATCAAACATTCCGACATATTGTGGTAAATCTCTTGCCATAATTTTCAAACCAAATGATGCGGCTTCTCGAATAACAAGTGGATTACACTCCCAAGTTGAATTGAACATTAATATATCTGAGGCAACCATAAAAGTTTCTACGTCACTTCTCTCACCCCAAATATGAACATTGGATGGTAAATCATTCATTAAAGGACCCCAATAGTTTTCAAAATTTGAGGCTTGATTTCCAACAAAATGAAATTCTATATTGCTATCTTGAAAATGTCTTGCAATTTCCAAACCTTCTTTTTGATTTTTTCCTGAGGTCCAAAGCCCAACATTTAGAACATGAACTTTAGAAGTATCTAACCCTAAAATTTCTAAACAACGAACTTGGTCTTCACGTGACCTAAATTTATTTTCTATTGGAAATTCAAAAACCTCTTTGTGTGATGGCATTTTTTTGAATGTAACTTCTTTATGGTAAGGAGTACAAAATGCATAAGCATCAGGATGGAATGATTTTGAAGTATTAGGGTCAAACCAAACATTATGACAAGTTTCAACTACTCTCCATGTTCTATTGTCATCGTATAATGCATTTTTCAACTCACTCGGCATTTTATTGAAGGAGTCGAATCCCTCTACCATTTCATCTATATGAACAATATCTATCCTATTATTTTTGATGATGTCCATAACTTTCATAGAGTTTTCGACGTTGTGATTACCCAAAGTATTGATTGTCCAAAATCTTTCTTCAGGAATCAACTGTTTAATTCTATCACGTTGAACAGTGTATAGATTGGAGTATTGACAAAATTCAGCGACATAAATTTCTATGTCAGAAGACAATGAAATTAAAGATTCAATTCTTTTTAATAGATAAGATGGCATTCCACCAGTAGAAAGGTGAGGTGCTAAAAATAATAATTTAATATTTTTGGAATTATCAATTATTTCAAACATTTTATCAATCTCTGATTGACGTTTTTCTCCGTGAAAAACCTTAATATCATTTTTGTTTTCAGGTATGACATAAAAGTGGTCAATTGTTGTTTTTTTTATTGGTACAAATTTGAAAAAATGGTTTAATCTGTCTGCACTATTAACATTTATATATGAAATAGGTAAGCCTTCATGATTTGGATTAATTTTCCAAATTAATACGTTGTATAATGTTTCTTCATGGTAAGGGGCGATAGTTTCTAATGAAACTAATTTTGGTAAAATGTCTTTAGTTTCTTTCCATATTTTCAAAAAATCTTTTGTTTTAGAGTTTCCAACTAAAATATTTGTGGTTCGATAATGACTTCTTTGATTCGGATTCATACCCATAAATTTCATTAAGGGCCATTCTAAAGTATTTTCATTATCGACTGTATTGTTTTCTTTCCAATACGGATTCCCTAATAATTTTTCATCAGGGGTAGTTATTAAAACATATTCATAAGGTCCTAAAGTTGCTAATGGGAACTCTGTAATTTTACTACAGTAATCGAATAACTCATCAACATTCTTATTTACAATACTATCTGAGTCAATGTAAACCCATTCATCAATAATGGATGTGGCATGTAACATTACATCAATTTTAGATCCTAAAGTTAAGTAAGTTCTAATTTTAGGTCTATTAACATATGAATTGCCATTTGTGTCTAAAATAAAACTTGAATCATCCAAATTTGGGAGGTTCAAATCTAATCTTATACATGTAGTTTCTTTTTGTAGATTATCGGAACCATCATAATCTATTGTGTAAACAATAATTTTATAATCAGAATATTTGTTGATACTCTTAACTAAGTTTAATGTTATGTGTTCGTAATTTTCGGTTGTGTGAGTAATAAATGATCTCATGTATTCGCGTTATGTTATTTATATTTTTTTTGATGGTACTCCCACATAGGTTCCAGATTCAATTATATTTTTGACTACTGAAGCGTTCATACCAATTGTAATGTCATTGTGTATTGTAATATTTTCTTTAATACATGAATTATTCCCGAGATATACAGAATCTTGTATATTGACATTTCCGGAAACAATTGAACCTGGCATAGCACTGAAAAAATCACCAATTACACAATCATGGCCAATTTGATTCATCCTGTTTAGGATACAGTGATTCCCAATTTTTATATTAGTAGTAATTATGGAGTAAGCTCCAACGAAACTACCCTCTCCAATTTTAACATTATTAAGTATTAAAGACGTTGGGTGAATCCAACTGAAAAACTTTGTATTTTTTGGTAATTTTGATAATATTTGTTTCCTAATTTGCGGGCTTGCAATCGCTATCATCACCTTATATTTTTTGGGATTAAATTCCGAAATTGGTTTTGTTCCTTCTACTACAAATTCATCGTCTACAAAACAAACTAAATTTTTACCCATCTGTGCCATCACTTCCCGTGCGTGACCTCCGAATCCAATCAATGCTTTTTTCATTGGTTATATATTTCGTATTTTGATAAATCAGGATATGGCAATTCTAAATCAGAGTTGTGTTTTTTTGTACCATCCACATTATAAAATTGGTTCATTAATAACAATCCCCTAGTTGCTAATTCTGGCATCATATAGAAGTTCCATCCTAACATATCAAAATGGTCATCATGGTATGAAGTTTCTCTTCTACCACTATATCTTGCTCTTTTGAACCATAGATACGATTGATAATCATCTGTCAAAATTGCTCCACCTTTTGATAATTTGAAATGTTTATAAGGACCTGTAAATGATATACACATGTGAGTATTTGGAATGTACATATCTGCAGTAAATCTTAGTGCAGAATCCCAAACATTAGAGCCTTTAAGTTGATACGCTCCTTTTATCGTTCTGCCTTCTACGGGTTCAAACCCAACTTTTAATCCCGCATGAATAATTTCACAAGGGACCGATGGGTAAGTTCGTGATGGGATAGTAATTATCTTTTCAGTTTTGTTTTTAATTTTATGTTCATAATATAAAGCAAGGAATAGTCCGTTACTCATATTATCTAAAGTCACGACATACGGAGATCCAGTGTAGTCCGAAAGTGCTTTTTCAAAATCCTCAGTTATTTTGTAAATTCCATTAGCCATTTTTTTTCCAATTTGTATAAGTTTTTAGTCTTTCTTTTGCTAGGTCTGTTCCAGTAAAATGATATATATTTGGTTTCATTTTACCCCAAAAATATTCTTCATTACATTCTGTGTGTATATCAGGAGCCAACCAATTCCATTCTTTCGATAAAAATTTTATATTAAGATTTGAGTGTGTTAAATATGCGCTTGTAAAATTTTGAGAAGGAAACCAATCACCACATTCCTTGTAACTAAGATATTTCATGAGTTCTTCATCGTTAAAAATCATTTCTTTCATTTTCTGTATTATGGGGGAAAGCGATTTTGGTCTATAAAGAAAAACACCCATATTGAAATAATTTTCGAGATAGGAAGATTCTGAAAAATTATTTATTTTCCTTTCAAATATATCTATTGAGTTGTGAAGTTTTGATACATATAGTGATACACCTTCCAAATACGGAGTACTTACTCTGTCTCTATTTATATTATGGACAACACATAAGTCAGTTGTCGGTTCCATCATATCGAAAATATTCGGAGCTTCTTCATTAATTATAACATCTGGATCAACAATTAAAACTTTATCAAAATTTTCAAAATTTTCCATGGCCCAAATCCTATCCCATAATAAAATACAAGGAGAATCAGGATTTTTGAAATATGACATTTCAAAAAAATCACATTCCCATCTGTGGGCGGCAAATCTTATTGATTCAATACTTTGTGTCGTTTTAGATAAGTCATCAAATACGTTTTGTACAACGATAATATTTTTACTTTTCATTATTACATAATCTGTTTATATTATTTCTATTATTTTATTAAAAACTTGTGAGATACTTGGGTGACAAAGGAATTCTTTTTTGTTTTCCAAACAACGCACCAAAGGAGGAATGCCTCTGATTGAATTCCACTCACGTACTCCATATCTCATATCAGAAGCACAAGCAATTTTACATTCACCATCAACGTAGTGATACTTGTAATCTTGTCGACCGTTTCTGTACGGAGCCCTTAATTTCCAATTTATTGAACTTCCAAGTTGAATAATTTGTGCATCTGTCGTACCTGCTAAATGTAACAAACCAGAATCCATAGTCACAAACGCCAAACTTTTTTGTATTAACCACCAAGTTTGTGAGATTGTTGTTTTATTCATTAGGTTCAATCCTAATTTTATATCAAAGTCAAAGACTGGTTTTTGTACCATATGAAACCCTATCTCACTTGAAGATTTTCCAACTGAAACAACAGATATACCATTATCATTCAACATGGTAGTTAGTAATTTCCATTTGTCTTCATCCCAAGTTCTTGCCGCCCAACTTTGTACGGGATGAATTAAAATAAATTTGTCAGGTAAATTTTCGATTGGATTCCACTCATCAGGTACAAATTCTGTGTGACATTCATCAGGTAATAGAGTAAACCCTAAACCTGATGAGTGGAATTGTCGGATGTCCATTGTATTATGACGCAATCCTAATTTGTATTGGTTTTCCAAATTTGGTGCAAAACTCACTAACAATTCATATTGTTCTTCCAAACTTTCTCTTGAAGTTTCTGTGGTATTAAAAATTTTGTCCACATACTTATTGTTTTTGAAAATGTATGGATGTTCAGTTAATACGGAAATTTTTCTCCCGTATGCAAAAAATAGTTTACGAAGCGCTGGGGTAGAACAAATAGTGTCTCCAAGTCCTTTAGATAAATGTAAATCCAACAATGGCTCTTTCATATTGGAGAAATATATGAAAGATGGGATAAAAAATCTATTATTAACGTTTCTTTTTTTCTTCAGACTGATATAACTTCAGTAGTTTGAGTGAATCTTTGTAATGTTTTTCAAGCCTGTCCAATTCTTCAACAGGGACGCATGATTCACAAGCATTGTTATATTGTTCCTCAGCCTCTTTGATAATATTTTGAATTGTGTTTAGAAGTTTCATACACCTATAAATATTATGGAGCTACTACTTTATTTAGTTTTCAATAAAACTATATTATTTAATGTGTAAAAACCTGTAATCTGGTTATTTATATTGTAAGAAAAAAATTTTATGCCAAGTACTCTACAACTTTTTTATAAAGACATTGACTTAGAAGGATGGAGTGGGTCCACATTAGCATGTGAATCAGTTCCCTACACTGGCGCAACTGTATATTTTTCTGGATCTCCTGCACCATCTACTTGGAGTGAAGCATATATCTCGGGTAGTACCGTTTACGGTGATTCAGGATATACTGTAGTTTGGCAGGGTGTTGTTGGTAATAGTTGGTATAAAAGTGACTCGGGGGTAAGTGTAGGACAAACCTTTGAAATTATTGGAGGGTCGATTACAAGTTTTTTAAGTTGTGAATCGAGTAGTACTTGTTATTATTATGATGTATTCGTTGACCAAGCTGACTTGGATGACGCAACAGGGAACACTGATCCAGGAAAATCGGACAATACATTATATGTTGATTATATTGATTGTAGCGGTAATCCGCAAACAAAACAATACTCACTTTCGGGGACATTCCTGAATGATATTTGTGTCGACTTTTCAGGTTCACCAACTCCTGATATATACTATTATAAGTTAAATTCGGAGACCGCTGCGTTCGCGTCATCTGTGAGTTCTACTTTGAATTTGTGTTCGGCTCCACCACCATCACCTAGTCCATCCGCTACGCCACCCATAACTCCAACTCCAACTAATACAGAAACACCAACCCCCACCGAAACACCAACACAAACGGCAACTCCATCAACTACACCTCCACCAGATGGTTGTGTTTGTTATCAATATACAAATGATGGAGAACCAAGTGGTGTTAATACAATCACTTACTTAGACTGTAATCACGTTTCACAATCTATAAACAATGTTCCATTTCCTGGTGGGACTGGATATTTTTGTGCAATTTTAGGGAGTGTTACTGCTTCATCAGGACTTACAATTATCCAAGTTGATGAAAGCTTTTGTGGTGGATGTATTGAAGGACTAACTCCGACTCCTACACCAACAAATACTTCAACCCCTACAGAAACTCCGACTCAAACTCCTACTGAAACACAAACACAAACTCCTACAGAGACTCCGACACAAACGGCGACTAATACTGCTACACCTACCGAAACTCCGACTCAAACTCCAACAGAGACTCCGACACAAACGGCAACAAACACTGCGACTCCAACAGAGACTCCAACACAAACGGCAACCAATACTCCTACTGAAACTCCAACACAAACACCTACAGAAACTCCAACACAAACGGCAACAAATACTGCAACCCCCACAAATACTCCAACACAAACACCTACACAAACACAAACTCCTACAAATACTTCAACGCAAACACAAACACCAACAAATACGTCAACTCAAACTCAAACTCCCACTAACACTTCAACACAAACTCCAACACAAACACAAACACCGTCACCAACAAATAGTATTGTTATACAATTTCAAGATTGTACAAATGGTTCA